CGCCGGAAAGACGGCAGAGGAGAAAATCCGCATGAGAAAAAGGATTTATGTTTTAAGGCTCCAGCGTTTTGCCGAAGGTGGAACGGATGGCGCCGCAACGGGCGTAATGTCCCAGGACGCCGCTGGGAGTACGGGCGAAGCAACAGAGCAGGCCGCCGCTGCAACGCAGGAGACAAGGGCCTCTTTTGATGATCTGATTAAAGGCGAGTACAAAGAGGACTACGACAAAGCGGTTCAGAAAATCGTTCGTCAGCGTTTCTCAAAGGCAAAGGCCAATGAGGAAAAGCTGGGAAAGATCGCTCCGATCCTTCAGACCCTTGCATCGAAGTATGGTGTTGATGCCGACGACATTGATGGTATCGCTCGATACGTCGGTGAAGACGACGCACTTATCGAAGATGTGGCGTATCAGAACAACATGACGCCAGAGCAGTACAGGAAAATGTCAGCACTGAACGCTCAGATCAACGTACTTCGGGCCGAGAAGGAAGAAAACGAAAGGCGCAAGGCTGCAAATGAATGGGTGCGTAAGAATGAACCGGTAGTCGAACAGCTCAAAGCAGAGTTTCCGGACTTTGATCTTCCGACGATGATGCAGAATGAGCAGTTTGTCCGAATGGTGAACCCGCAGAATCCTTATGCTATTGGGATCCGGGAAGCATATCTTGCTCTTAATATGGACAGGATCCTTCCGGGCGCTATGAACTATGCGGCCCAGCAGGGCGCGAGAAAAGCGCAGGCTACGATTGCGCAGAGAGGATCACGCCCGGTTGAGGGTGGAATGTCCGGTCAGGCATCCGCAAGGGCAGGCACCGACGTCTCGAAGCTCAGTAACTCAGAGATCGCAGATTATGTGCGCCGCGCCAGCCGTGGAGAACACATTACCTTCTGACGATCTCGACTGAACCTTCAAAAGTTAAAGGGAGAACGAGATGAACAGAAACAGACTTTATGCTCTGAACCTTCAGAGATTCGGGGACGTAATGAACGCTACTACGTCCCACACCACTGGGAACGACCTGTCCCCGGAGATGAAAACCTTTTATGACAAAAACCTGATCAGACTGGCAGAGCCGTACCTGGTTCATGACCGCTTCGGCCAGGAAAAGCCGATTCCGCGCGGCAATGGTAAGACCATTGAGTTCCGCAGATTCAGCAAGCTGCCGAAAGCACTGACCCCGCTTACCGAGGGCGTCGCGCCGGATGGCCAGGCACTGAACGTCACCGCGCTGACCGCAACGGTCCAGCAGTATGGCGGCTTCGTGAAGGTCACCGATATGCTGCAGCTTACGGCCATTGATCCGATTATCACGGAAGCAACCGAGCTGATCGGCCAGCAGGCAGGACGTACACTGGACACCATCACAAGAGAGGTCCTTGTGGGCGGCACCAATGTTGCCTACGCAAATGGCAAGACCGCGAGAAGCGGCCTGGGAGCAGCAGATGTTCTGACTGTCAAGGACATCCAGAAGGCTGTCGCCGCTCTGAAGGCGCAGGATGCACCGATGCTGGACGGCGGATACTATGCAGCTATCATCCATCCGAATGTCGCTTACGATCTGATGAGAGACACTGAATGGATCGATTGGCAGAAGCATACCTCCCCGGAGCACATGTACAACGGTGAGATCGGCCGCATTGCGAACGTGGTCTTCTTCGAGAGCACAGAGGCAAAGGTCTTCGAGGGCGCAGGCGCTTCCAGCGCTGATGTTTATGCGACGCTGATTATCGGCAAGAACGCTTACGGCAAGACTGCGATTACCGGCGGCGGCCTGCAGACTATCATCAAGTCCAATGAACAGGCGGGCGGACCGCTGAATCAGTATGCTACCGTTGGCTGGAAGGCTACTAAGACCGCAGAGCGTCTGATCGAGGAGTATATGGTCCGTATCGAATCCGGCTGCTCCCTGGCTTGATCGTAACAATTCGGGGGTCGGAAACGGCCCCCTATGAGGAGAATAGCTATGGCTAAAATGATTAAAAAAGGTCTTTCCGGAAAAACCACTACTGTCAATCTCTTTTACGACGGGGACAAATATAAGGATCCGCTTTTTGTTGGCATCAATGGCATGACCTGGCTTGTCAAGCGCGGCGAACCTGTCGAGGTCCCGATCGAAGTGGCGGAGGTTATCAACCAGTCTCTTAAGCAGGACGGCAAGACTGCCCAGCTGATCCGGGAACTGGCCGGGAAGGACAAAGAAATTGCCGGAGAGTTTTGAGGTGATCTTCATGGAGAAACTTTTCACATTGATCGACCAGGCACTCCAAAATGATATTATCCAGATGGTGATACTCGGTGTGTGCATGGACACGGTTTTTGGACTTTTCCGGGCATGCAGGCAGCGCAAGTTGAACTCATGCTTTGGCATCGACGGAGCTGTCAGAAAGATCTCCATGCTGGCGTCCATCTGCTTCCTGGTAATTCTTGACGCGATCTCGAACGTCAATCTTATCGGTTTTCTCCCGGAAGAAATCCGGGGATACCTCGGTTCCAGGATAGGCATTGCTGAGTTTTTTGGCATCATTTACATCGGGTTCGAGGCCGTCTCAATTCTTAAGAATATGGCACTTTGTGGATTGCCGGTGAAGCGCATCTGGTTCAAGGTACGGGAGTTCCTCGGCAAATATACCGACGAGCTCCCCGATAACGACTGATGTGGAAGAAATTTCAAAACAACCCCGCCGGTCGCAACGTGGGAGACTGTGCGGTAAGGGCAATATCTGTGGCACTCTCCGTCGATTGGGAGACGGCGTATGCACAATTAGTCGGTTCCGGCTTCCTCATGTGTGATATGCCGTCTTCCGATGCGGTATGGGGAGCAGTTCTGAGAAAACACGGTTTCATCCGTGAGTCGCTCCCGGACAACTGCCCGGACTGCTATACAGCTGAAGATTTCTGCATGGATCATCAACATGGAGTTTTTGTACTCGGCTTTGGTGGTCATGTGGCAACCGTAGTCGATGGTGACATTTATGATTCGTGGGATTCTTCAAAACAGATCCCGCAGTTTGTCTGGAAGAAAAGGAGAGACTAATGGCATATCCGTGGAATCCATATAATTATTATCCGCAGGCAATGGCTACACCGGCCGCAGTTTCGGCACAGAATCAGTCAACCGGTCCCATATGGATCCAGGGTGAAGCAGCAGCGAAAAGCTATCTTGTAGCTCCGGGAACGACAGTTGCACTTTGGGACAGTGAGTCTCAGACGATCTACCTCAAGTCTGCGGATGCTTCCGGTATGCCTTCCATGAGGATCCTGGATTATACCATTCGAGATATGCCTACACAGCATAATCCCGTAACGGGGACCGAGTATGCTACGAAGGCAGACGTCGAGGAGCTGAGAAAGCAGATCGCAGAGCTCATGAAGGGGGCGAATGAATGAATCCATTATTTCAGCAGATGAGACCGATGATGCCGCAGAACAACGTCATGCAGCGCTTCATGCAGTTTCGGCAGCAGTTTCAGGGAGATCCAAGGCAGCAGGTTCAGCAGCTCCTTAATTCCGGGAAGATCTCTCAGCAGCAGTACAATCAGGCCGTGCAGATGGCCAACCAGTTTCGACAGATGCTGAACATGTAAACCGGCTGCCGTTTTGAGGCAGTCGCTAACCGCAAAAAGATAGCGGTAGAAAGGATAAAGTATGATGGACAATGCAAATGGAACCGGTATGATTATGCCCGTGGCTCCCTCCGGCGGATTCGGAAACGGATTTGGTGGTGATGGCGGCTGGTGGATCCTGCTGCTGTTTATCCTTCTCGGCGGATGGAACAACGGTGGATACGGTGCTGGCTCAGGCGGTGCAGGTCTGTATCCCTGGATGAACCAGTCTGAACAGATCAGCGGCGGATTCAGAGATCAGATGCTGAACACTTCCGTGAATGGCATCCAGCAGGCGGTGACGGCCGGTTTCGGTGACGTCCAGAACGCTCTTTGCTCCGGTTTCTCGCAGGTCGAGATCGGCGCGAACGCAAGGCAGATGGCGGACATGCAGCAGAACTTCGCGATGCAGACCGCTATGATGCAGGGCTTCAACGGCCTTCAGGCGCAGCAGGCACAGTGCTGCTGCGACAACAGACTTGCGACTTGTCAGACTCAGAATCTTGTTCAGAACGAAGGCGCGGCGACCCGGCTGGCGATCCAGAACCAGACGCAGCAGATCCTCGACAAGATGTGCCAGCAGGAGATCGACGCTTATAAGCGGGAGAATGAAAACCTGCGCAGCATGATCAATATGCAGAACCTTGCGGCAAGCCAGACGGCACAGACCGCGCAGATTATCGCAGATAACACGGCACAGACGCAGTACATCGTCAACCGCGTTGCTCCGTATCCGATCCCGGCATATACGGTCCCGAACCCGTTTACTCCCGCAGCTACCGCTACCAACGGTTGATGGAGGTGTGACGTATGCACGAAGAACTGAATATGCTTTTTGAAAAGCTCTGTGAGGAGCTTTGTGAATACGGCCAGAAAGATCTTACGCAGGATTCACTCAAGACCATCGATACCCTGGCGCATGCCGCCAAGAACGTCCTGAAGGTGATGGAGGGATGCGAAGGCGGCGGTTCCTACGCATACTACGACGAGGACCCCAGAACGACCGCAATGGGCGGCTCTATGAGAGGCTCCTACGGCACCGGTTCTTATCGGATGTCCGGCAAGCGTGACAGCAGAGGCCGGTACTCCAGAGACGGATCCTATGACGACGGCATGTCGAACCGTGGCTACTCCAGGGGCGGCAACAACGTCGTGGACGGCTTGAAGGAGCTGATGTATGCCGCTCCGCAGGAGATGCAGGGCGAGATCCAGAGGCTCATCAAGAAGCTCGACAATATGTGATTCAACTTGGGGCGGCTCATCTGCGGCCGCCCCATTAAGAAGGAGCAGAAGTGATTATTGTCAAAAACCGAAAAATGCTTATCCCTGCAGGAGAGCGCCTGATCGGGACAGACTATGATTCGAACTCCGAGCAGAGGGTATTCCGTATCGACCGGTACACGCAGACAGAAACAGACCTTTCCGGTCTTTCCGCAAAGGTTGACGTCTACGATACCGAGGGCAAGGTAACAGACAGGATCATCCCCGTTGTTGAAACGGACGATGAGTACATTTACCTTACAGTCACTTTCCCTGGAGGATACTCTGCCGGTACGAAGCTGATCGACGTCAAGTTCAACAACATCGACGGACAGGTTAAATGGGCGACTTACAAGGGAGCCTTTGTGGTCGATGGATCCATTGATATCGACCAAAGGAACCTTACCGAGCTTGAACAGCTTGAGGAGCGGATCAATGAGGCATACGAGCTCGCGTCAAAAGCAACGGTTGATGCGAACACGGCGGCATCTACAGTCAACGGTGTGGTGACAAATTGCCAGAACGCATCAATCGATGCGAGGGAAGCGGCAAGCAATGCCGAAGCCATTGCTGCGGATCTCACTGCAAGGATCGCATCAGGCGAGTTCATCGGAGCCAAAGGAGACACCGGTCCGCAGGGACCGCAGGGCGAGAGCGGGATCGTATCAACTGCCGCCGGGTTCTTCACACTCTGGGTAGATAATGACGGGAACCTTTGGTGTGATTACAGTGACGAGGGAGAACCCCCGTCATTCACTTATAACTCGACAAGCGGCAATCTCTATTTCAATTTCTGAGGTGATATATGGGAACAATCCTTATTGGTAATATCAAAGGACCGCAGGGATCTCAGGGAATCCAGGGGCCTCAGGGACCTGTCGGACCTGTCGGACCCACTGGCCCCGGCGCTGACATTTATAACGGCCTCGACCAGACCGAAGCTGGTGTGGCAGGCCTTGACTCCTATCAGGGCAGAGTGCTTGACCAGAAGAAACTGGACGTGGCGAAGGTTGCAAACAATCTTACCACAGCCGTGGAGGGATACGCACTTGACGCAAGACAGGGTAAGGCGCTTGATGAGAAGAAGCTGAACGCATCTGCTTTCGTGGTTGAAAACAATTTAACCACAACCGCCGCTGGACATGCGTTAGATGCGAGACAGGGCAAGGCAATCAATGACGGCGCCCTTTTTACGGTACACACTGGCGCCGTCTATCAGAATCGCATTCAAAACGCAAATCTTAACTTTGTCACATTCAACACGGGCTACAAAAGAGCGGTGCTAATGTACATCATATTTCAGGTAGGTAGCGCAGACGTCGGCCCGCTTACGGCGATAGCAACAGGTTTCTGGAAACCAACCCACAACACGGAAGCGCCACTTTACGCCTATCCCACTGAAGGGTCTAATACGATTAGTTTTTACGTTAACAAGGCAGGATCACTGTGCAACGGAAATCAGACATTGACTGCGGGCAAGTGGTATGTGTGTCAGGGTTACTATATCGCTGAGTAAATGGAGGATTAAATCATGGCAAACAGAGCAATCAATGTAAACATGAAGGCAAATGTCAACGATTTCAGACGCATCGAGCAGCGCATCGCACAGGTGCTGGCAGATACCAAGGTCGATGGCCTGTCCAAGGAAGAGCAGGCAGAAGCGGACAAGCGCTTTAAGTCTACCCTCAACCATTACACCGGCCCGGCAACCGGCCTTGTGTGGGATGATGAGACCGGCAAGATCTCCATCGCCCCCGGCTTCCATGCGGATGCGGAAGGGAATGTGGTAAAAGACTGAAATGATTGCGAACAGCGGCCACGATGAACGTGGCAAATACAGAGGCGGTAAGGCGGGTGATCAGGGCGGAGAATTCGAAGTCATCCCGTGGTACTCCCGCCCCTGGACCTGCGTCCTCCGCCACCCGGACCAAAGGATCGCTAAAGATATCGCCTACTGCGCGAGAGCGGCTGCAGAGAATGACAGGATCGGCTACGATCAGGGGGAGAGATCTACATTCTGGAGGGCCCTCTGCGAGGTGCCGAACTACGACCCGGCGAAGATCACGACTCCATGCGAATCCGATTGCACCTGCGGCGTGGCTACCTGCGTGAAGGCTGCCGGCCTTCGGAAAGGAAATGTCAATCTCGCCAACCTGGATCCAGACTACTACTACAGCGGTAACATGCGGCTGGGGTTCAAGGCCCTTGGGTTCAAGGTGTTGACGGATACCAGATACCTCACCTCCGACCGCTACCTCCTTCCGGGAGATATCCTCCTCTATGACAACCACCATGCGGCCACCAATCTTGACGTGGGATCCATGGTGCGCGGGGAGTGGACAGCGGATGACGTCCGGTATAGTATCGGCTGGAACCGGGATGATGTTGGCTGGTGGTATGCCGACACGTACCATACTTATATAAGAAGCAACTGGCAGAAGATCAACGGATGCTGGTATTACTTCGACGAAAATGGTTATGCTGTTAAGGGACACCAGAAGATCGACGGAAAGGACTGGTACTTCTGCGCTGAACCCGGTCACCCAAAGGAATGCGCCCTGATGATCACAGACCCTGAAGGCGCTCTGCACGTCTGGGGAGCAAAGTAGTCACACGAATTGTCACACGACATTGAATCGCTTGAAAACATAGATTATAATATAGTCAGGCATTCCAGTGCCGAACAGATA